CCAAGCCGTTTCAATATCGGCCCCGCACATAATAATGTCCAGGACATTCGGTGTAACCGGACGCCAAGTCCACTTGCCGTCTTTCTTATATCGCCAGTATAGCTTCATTCAGACGACTCCTGATGTATGATCTTTGTTTGCTGACCGCAACACTCGAGACCCTCGTCTAATTGCCAAATTTGTCTGGCAATTGGCATGTACCCATACATGCTCTTTTTTGTTTCACACTGCAAGCAAAAAACCGTCGTGGTTCCATATCCGTCCAAAGGTCCGTCCATGACACTCCTATGTATACAGGGTATATAAACCCTTGTATACAAAGTATCAAAAAATCTCCTGCAGGAATTTTCTTTATATACTCAACAAAGTCCCGCTGCTTGTGCAAAGACACGATCACTTATGCCCATAAGGTGCATTAAGCCAAGAAGCAGGAGGTACTCGATACGATTATTTTTCACATGGGTGATAATCGAGGCGGTAGTGACCGCATCTTTGACAATGACTGTTTCGTTTTGCATATGCTCATCTCCTGGACTTGTTACTGCGACGTGAAGATTTCTTCTTGTCAGGGTTCCCCATGATGGACTTCCATCCTGCGACATGAACAGCGACTCTGAGGTTAAGACCTGTAACGTTGGATCCATCCAACTCCTGTTCTTCGATGTAAACATCAAACTGACCTGTAAGCACTGCCAAATAGAGTGCTGGGTCAGGTTGCCAATCAAACATTACAGCAAAGTCCGTACTATCAGGAGTCCAGGACAAATTGAAAGGAATACTCTCGAATTCCTCTGACGCTTCATCCTCGTTTCCTGTGAGCATAACTGAATCATTAAGCACAAAATCAGTGCCAGTGATAGAATCCTGTAGGATAGTATTAAACCCCGGTTGAAACTGATCACCAGCAGCCCCGGTGTACGTTGGTTGTACACCACGGTTGTGGACGTGAAAGACTTCACTTCCTGGAACAGTCCCTAACGGGTCTGTCATGTGCAAACCATGAATCCCATCAAGAGTAGCTTGATTTTGGAAAGCCACACGGTTCCCAGCGGAATCAAACGATCCCATAACTGCTCCAGCCGGAGTCAGAGGGACTCTGAAATCATAGAGGTGGTTATCTCTCATACTGATGCCCTGAAGTTTCATGACATCTGCCATGGCCTTGAATGCACCTCGGTACGCAGCACAGCGACCTCTTGTTGGCGCATAATAACGCAACTCTCCAGATAACTGGCCTCCACCGGTAGTACCGGTTGTATCGATACCAATATCGATTCCAACGACTTTGAAATATTGACCCTGACGGATCTGTCTTTGCAATTGCGTAGTTAAGGCTCCGCTGACATCACAACTACCAACAATGGTAGTGGACGGCGAAGCGCCTGTTCTGACTTCGAAATTTGCGGTATGGATCATTCCCAGTTCCTTGGCTGACATATGTCACCCCATTTCTAAAGAGTCTAAAAATGTTCCCCCGTTGCGCCCTACCCCCTCCGAACATGAGCCACGTTCCACTTGAGATGCATGCACCTCAGGCCCATCTTCTCCGCCTTCACCGGAGGCCGGCGACTTCTAACCCTTTGGGTTAGTTGTGTGGATTAACCACTTATTCCTCTTCAAGCGAAGATTTCCAATTGAGATAAGCGACATAGATCTCAGGCTCGTTGAACCTTTGGGGCAGGATGTCCTGGACATTAGCCTCCGGGGCCTTCGGCGAAGATTGAATCCGGGTGCGGCGCTCACAATTCTTGTTCTGCCGTGGCGTTGCATGGAATTCTCCACATCGAGTACATTGAGGCAGCGACATCACCTATTCTTCTTCACGCTTTTCAGCGGATCGTGGAAGCATCGTTTGCACTCGCAAATAAGAAGGCATATTCGAGAGTTCCCAGCACCTGCGACATTGAATTTTCTGTCTCACATACTGATAATTCGTTGACATTCTGCCACATTCCGAACAGAGACATGGAGTCATGATTTTTCCTCCTTCCAAGCCGTTTCAATATCGGCCCCGCACATAATAATGTCCAGGACATTCGGTGTAACCGGACGCCAAGTCCACTTGCCGTCTTTCTT